ATTAATAACAAAGAATTCAAGTCTTAGTTTATACCCATTATTGTCTGGATCGGCAATTGCATTAATTTGATTTACTTGAGCTCTTGGCTCAAAGTTTTCAATTGTCTCTACAACTGCTCTTTCTAATTGTGCTGCTATGATTGTATCAATATTCTCAAACAAAAGTCTGCGAATACTACTGCCAATTTGTGGCCTAAATGGTCTTTCGTAATGATTGGTAAGAATTAAATTCTTAACCGAATTGATGATAGCATACTCATTCTTGTGAGTATTGATATCTTTACGAACTGGATGAATGGTAAAATTCAAATCCAAGTCTTTAAAACTGCGAGATGATTGTATATCTACTTGAGCCATATTCTATTTATCTCATCCACCAATAACAACTGTTGCAGAACCGGTTTCAATTATGTTAGTTCCTGCACTATTAGTATCAAAGTGACTACCAGTTCCTGCATCTCCGGTATCAGCAGTATCACCTATACGAGCTGCACCATTTGTGCCATCATTCAAATCTATTAGAGGTGCATTAATTTTCATTGTTCCACCAGAACGAATATTGCAAGTACCACCAACATCCATATCAAAGTTGCCTTGAATCTTTAATTCTGCATTGCCTTGAACAGTAATGTTGCATTTACCCATAATGTAAACATTATCATCTTTCATTACAATAGAGTAATTATCTTTAGTGATTTTCTCTACTCTACTGCCATCGGGAAACCATTCAATAAAACTACCACTTCTATGAGCAACATGAACTCTCTCGGCACCTGGAGTATCATCAAATTCTAATAGATGCCCCGATTCTGTATCCATAACATTATTATACGGATACTTAGTAGCATAAGAAGTTTCTGGTTCATTCCAAGTTGATTTTACAGTTGGTACAGAAGTTACTTTATTAGTCTTTCTTTCTTGTATGAAAGTCTTTGTAATGGTATCTGAATCATTTCTTGCAATTCTTGATGTTGATGGTTCATCTAAAAATTTAGGATAAGATTCCGATTGCGTTTTTTCTTCTATTGATATTCCAGAACCATCAGTTTTGTATGTTTTATTTTTTGGTGTTCTTGGAGAAGATTTTAATTCTGTATCACTTCTAGGATCAGAAAATGCTTTTTGTCTGTCAGCAGATTTTAATGCGATACCTGGAAGTATTCCCATAACAATTGGTTCTTGTGCATTTTCACCATCAGAGAAGAAACCAACAGCCATATCACCTTCTCTTGGTGAATATACATTAATGTTATTTGTTGGAATCATTGGAGTTGCCCAAGGCAAATCACTGGTTGGTAAAGTCATCTTATCATCTGGATGCCAACCAACGGCTCGAACTTTCAAACGACCCATTTTCAATGGATCATTTCTATCTTCTATTATTCCAACCCACCAGATAAAACCATCTTTACCAGCAAAGTTTTTTGTATCTTCCATATTATGTGTATGCTAAAATTGCGTTTGTTTGTTCTGGATTGCTTGAAGGTATGAATTCATTATTTGTAGAAGTAGACGCTACTTCAATAACAGTTTCGTGTTTATCAAATCCAATAATGTGTCTGGTTGCAACAATCAAATATTTACCACTAACACTTGGATCATCATTGTCATCACCATTTTCTTTAATGCCTTGAGATGGTGCCATTACATTCACATTAAATCCGGAAGTTAATTGAAAGTTTCCTGGCATAGCAATTTTTAATCTTTTTGCCATCAAATTCGAAAGAATTGATTGTCTTTGAAATAAGTAATCTTCAATATTATCAACTTTTGAAATTGATGTTGGATCCATTTTTTTAATATACTCACTTAACTTTTGAGCTGCACCAAAAATGCCTACTGATTTTTTAGAATCAAATGCTTGTGTATTTGGTTTACCATCTCTATCGAAAATTTCTGAGAAATCTGGATTCTCATTGGCATTTTTCATTGATGTATAAACATCACCAAAACTAATTTCTTTTTTGGCAATCTGTCTTGTGATTGGATCGAAACCTAAAAATTGACCAGCATTTACACCATCTCTTTGTTTTTTGAAACTGTCAGACTGTGAAACAACTTCAAACGCCCTTGCACTACTAATCTCACTAAATGGATTACCTTGTTTCGTATTTTTTGGCTCAAACTTGATATCTAATAAGTCTTCTTGTGTTAATAATGTTGATAGTGATGCAAAGTTATAACCAACAATGTTTTGAAAGAACATAAAATTTGGAGCTTGATTAATGTCAACGGCTCTTTTTGCAATCCACTCAATTGCCTCTAGTGGTCTTAAATTTGGAATTGGAAAGTCTCTAATGCCACATGAGTTCTCATAAACACCACCAGATTCACCTGCAGGTATCTTCAAATAATTTTCCATTATCTTCTGCACGGCATATGAATAAGTGCCACTATAACTTTGATTGATTTTTTGTCTATCAGAGTAAGTCAATTCATCCGAAGCAAAATGTAAAACATACATTTCACCTGAAGAACCTTCTGCTTTTCTATCGGTCTGTTTTATGATTCTAAATGCCTTTTTAAAGTTTGCAATATCAGAATTTGGATCTTTTGAAATGTCAATCAATATTGATTCTGAACCATCAAAAAACAATTTGCCAGAAAGACCTTGAGCATCTTTAATTAGTATTTTACCATTCATCACAGGCAAAAACAAAGAATCGAAAATATTTAACTCTTCGAAAATATTTGATATGTCAATGTTTCCATTTTTTGTTACAATGACCAATTCATTTATCGAAAACTGCGTTGACTTTTTTACTTCAAATGTCATAATTTAATTACTCGTTTAAATTCTTTTTCAACATCAGGCACAAAATCTTTTTTCAATAACTTAATTGTTCTTTTGTCTTCATTAGTTTCCATCTCATAATCATAGTATGTTTGTTTTTCTTTTGTTATTGTTTGAACTGTTGTTGTACCATCCGCAAGTGTATATGTTGTTGAAGATGTTGTTACATTCGCATAAGTGTTAGCATCAACTTCAATTTTTTCTTCTATTGTTGTTCCCTGAGGTGTTGTATCAGAGGTAACTCTTGTGATAATTTTATAATAAGATTTGACATTATTTGTACTCATCGACCAAGCAAGTCCAGTTTGAACTGTTGTATTGGCAGCACCATTTGCAGTATATTTTGCATCAACAAAATCAATGAATGTTTTATATGGCATTGGCCAATCAAATTGTGGGTCAATAATGTCATTGAACAATAAAACAATCCAATGTCTTTCTGGACTGCCATAATATTTACCAGCAATTATTTCCGGTGTGTCCGATTCTTGTATATCATACTCATAGAAAGCAGAACTATTTTCTTTGAGTTTAGATTCAAAACCAAATCTCGCAATAATATTGGTTACAGTATCTAATCCACCTGTCTTATTATTTGCAGAGTATAATGTTCTTGGAAAGTAATTAAAAAATTTTGCCATTATTATACCTTAGCCTGAGTAGCAGAACTTCTATCGTTTCTAAAATCTGCTTTTGTGAGATATGTAGTTTCTTGGAATTGTAGTGTTACTTGAATTGCAACTGGCATACCTGTTCTACCCAAAGACGGAACATTCTCACCTGGAACTTCATAAGCGGTAAATCCATTTGGTGCATAGTTAACATCCATTGAAACTAATACACAAGTAGAAATTGGTGGAATGTTTGGATTTTGAGAACCGGCATAATAGAATTTAATATCAAACTCTGATGGCGGAACTAAAAATCCTTGTGCATCTTGTATCAATTCTGGTGCTTGATGAAATCTTAATCTCTCAATAATTCTTTGTGCTTCTAATGCTTCTTTTTCATCTCTTGGATAAAAAGTAAAATCAAATTGAAATGTTCTGAAGTTTGGTGACTTATAAATCATCTCAAGCATTGGATTCTGAACTTTACCAGTAACGGCAGTAAATCCAATCTTTGCAGCTTCTGGACTACCAGTAATTTTACCCAAAGTATCAGCGAGTTTTTTACCGAAAACATTTGCACCAGATTTCGCAAGTGAATTGACAGCCGCAGAACCACCTTCTGTTTTGTATTCGTCAGCCGCTGATTTTGCCGCTGCCGCAACTTGACCCAACATTTCACCACCTAAACTTAATTGGTCATATGCCTGTTGATAACTATAATTTAAGGTGTCTGGCATATACAATGCAACAGCATCAGTTGTCAACTTAGTTGTTTGTAACAAAGACTTATTTGTAATTTTTTTGATAGATGTATCAATTACTGCTTGAGTTTGAGCTTGAGCACCACCAAATGATACACGAGCTTGAGCAAATAAATTGTTAATACCACCAACCGCACCACCAGCAGCACTACTGACGGCAGATGTAATTCCACTCAATGCACCATTTGTTGCAGAATTAATTTGACCCAATCCACTATTAATCTTACCAAGAATCTCAGAACCAAAATTACTTGCCATACTTTGTGCAGAGGCCGCTGCTTTGTCTATTGAACCAAAAATTTGTGCTTTTGCACCTTCTTGGCTTGCGACACTAGACTTGTCAAATACAGAATCTTCAACAGTTGTACCACCAAATGCGGTTGCTTTCTGCTGGCGAATATAGATAACCATATAGTGTGCTTTATCGGCATTACCGATATCTAATGGGTATCTGTATGTGTTTTGTTTAAATTGACTGTCAACTAAATCTGCTAAAGGACCAGTCCTAGCAGAACTGCCTTTATTAAACGATATATCCGAGAGTCCGAAGAGAGCCATATAAATTCCAAATGTTAATTAACTAAGTATATTTATGTCATATAAAGGGTGGTTTACCCCAAAAAATCCAAACAAATATAAAGGCGACAGTAAAAATGTTGTCTATCGCTCATCGTGGGAACTAAGAGTGATGAAATGGTTAGATGAAAACCCATCGGTTATTTGGTGGGCATCTGAAGAACTAATCATCAAATACAAGTCACCAATCGACCAAAAAATGCACAGATATTTTCCTGATTTTATTGTCAGATTAAAACAAAAGACTGGTTCTT